TGGTAACCATGTCTTATCAATGTACTGATTGATCTCCATATCCATAGCAATATTTGCTAATCTTTTATCAGGAAAATAAAAATGAGTAAGATGATTAAATGCTACATGAAGTAATTCATGTTTCAATATACCTAACTCTTTCTTTTTATCTAGTGAATCCCAGAAGTCTTCATTAATACATAACTGGTAATTGATACCATTCTTACAAACTCCTGCCGTAGGAACTTGTGTCTTTGTCCAAATTTTATTTAGCATAATTAGAAAGAACCCATAAAAAGGTTCTATCATCATTAACTCTTTACTAGCTTTTGCTAGAGAGTCAGATTTGTTTTTTGTCATATTCTTCCTTTATAAAACTTACCTAAGATGTTACCGTTCAAATACTCATCTCTTATTAACACATCACATAAAAATTGTTGTCTTGCTTCCATATAAGATAGCTGAAGCTTTGAGTTACAAATACAAAGTATTTCTCTTTTAATTGGATAACCATCTTTTCTTGCTTTCTTTAATACTTCATTACTACTAAAGTACTTATGATAGTTAAGCTTCTTTACTCTTTTATATGTCTTTTTTCTTTTATCAGTAGGCATATCTTTCTTACGCAATTTAGTTTTTACATTGCTATAAAAGTTTTTCTTACCTACATATTTAACAAACTTACCATTGAGTATTGTACTCATTTCATACACAAATCCTACAGCATTTTCTGGAATCATATCATCAGTAAATTCTACACCTTGATACTTCCAACACTCTAAGTTGTGTTTAATTTGTGTCTTTAATTGTTCTTTCATTTGGTCTAAGTTGTTCTTTTAAAAGTTTAAAAAGAGTATCTCTTGTTTTATTAATACCATATTTTTTAACAGAGTCTGATATATCTTTTTCAAGATCTAAGATAGCATATTTAAAATTAAACTTATCTTGATACTTCTTCATAGATTTTATTCCTGCCTCATCATTATCAAATACAACACATACATCATTATATTTTTCACTAATTTTCTTTAATGCTGTTTCTGGTATTAAAGTATTCTCACTATCAGGTGCAATACATTCTCCATTAGTAATTTTAAGTTTATTAAATGCAAGCATATCTTTGAGAGACGAACATATAATAAGAAACTCTTTATCATATTTAAGTTGTTCAGATCCCTGTATGTAGTTTCTTACTTTTATAAACTTTTTCTTCTTTACTTTAGGTTGATATATTTTATACAGTGTGCCATCATCTTTGAAGTATCCGTAGATATTTCTACCTTCAATCTTAATTACTTTTTTCTTACCATCTTCTTCCTTACTCATTGTATAATAAGATAAAGGGGAAACATTATAAGCTTCTAGTAATCTAGAATTTATTTTATACATACTCCAGTAGTTCTGATCAAAATTAGTCCAATGTCTAATTTCATAATCATCAACTTGATATCTATTATGTACTTTAAATTCTTTAAGAGGTGTATATTTAGTATTTAAAGTATATTCATTATAGTCTCTAATGATTTTTACTTTAGCTTTCCAATATGAAATATTAGAAAATAGCATTACTAATTTAACTGCATTACCTGCATTACCGCTTGAATAATCTTTAAAGAAATATTTATCTGTATCTGTATCTCCTGGAAATAAAAACATTGATGGTGTTCTTTCTCTAGGATTAAACACTGATTTTATTTGAACAGTTTGTCCTGTTAGTTTTTCTTCTAGATTTAAATAGTATTCAAATATCCACTCACTTGGAACTTCATCTATACGTGAAATTAAATTTTTAGTTGAGATCATAAATTAAATTTAATAAAAAAAGGAGCCATCCCCATGACTCCTTCTTAAATTATAGTTTAATTAATCTAAACTAAAGTCATTAGATGTATTGTTTGGAATTGATATATCATCATCATCTCCAAAAGCTTCTACATTTTTTACAGGTAGTTTTACAAGATGTGCTTCCTCATTATAATTGATTACCTTATCTCCAAAAGAGTACTCTCCTCTTGAAGCTCTAGGTAGAAACATGTCATAGTTAATGTAACCATTTCTATTTTCATATTCTTTTCCTGCAATACAGAAATTCATATAAACTTTTTCTCCTGATTTTATTTCAGTATTAAAAGCTTCAACAAATTCTTCAATTGTTTCATGTTCTCCATCTTGATCAGAAAACCATGTACTAAATCTATTTTCTCCTTCACTTACATCTAAAGACTTAGATAGGTTTTTAATAAACATTAATATAGATCTATCTCTGTTTACTTTAATTCCTGACTTTGTTTCTCCATCTGCAAAAGCATATTTACCAGCTTTTACTCTTCCTATTTGACCATTATAATTTCCCTTCTCAGGATTTTCAGGATCTAATAAAAATCCTTCAAAATCTTTAAGAGGTTCAGTTTCTAAATTTAACATAAGATGATAAGCATCTTCTACAAATTTAAACTTTTCTAAATTTACACTATTAATTTTTAATGTATGATTTCCTGGTGCAATTGTTTTTCTGACCGATGCACTCCCTTGTAGGTCTTTTGTACTTAACGCCATGTTACTTTTGTTTTTGTTATTAATTAATCAATATATACTTTATTCCAGTGAGTCTTTATCTCACCCTTTTTATCCATCTCAGATATAACTACTTCTTGATTTCTTAAATGATCAGGTCTTGCACCGCAAGTAACTCCATCATTGTTATTAAAGTTAATTATTGTCTGATTATCTTTTCTATACATGTAGCCAATTGCATCTGCATTAGCGCATATGAGAGACTTAATTTTACCTGTCAAATCTATATTAGCTGACATAACCATTGAGCCTTTATCATCTACAACTTTATCCTTTATGTGTCCGGATAGTATAACATGTGGAGCTAAGGTATCTATAAAGTCTAAGACTTGAAAGAATGCTTGCCTCATATATAAATATCCTGCACCATTGGGTAAGGTTACTACATTATCTCCTTGATAACTTTTACCCATAGGAGTTTGTTTGTAAAGTTTTACAGCAAGAGGCATTACCATACTTTCTAATGCAGTTACTGTATCTACTGTAACATACTTATAAGGTTGTCCTTGCTTTTTGATTTCTTTACCTGTATCCAATAATTCTTGTAAATTATTTATTTTAACTTTTAAAGCCTCAACATATTCAGAACCTTGCTCTAAGTCTAAAATAAGATTGTTTTCTAATCCTGCAAATGCAGTTGTCTTACCTGTTTTAGGCTTACTATAAATTATTAATCTCTTAGGATTAACTCTTTGCTTTTTTACTTTTTTTGTTGGAAGTACTATACTCATAAATCTTTAATTAAATTGTTTAACCATTTTTTATTACTAACAGGTTTCTTCCAAATAATTGAAGCAAAGTCTCTTACAGTCATCTGATTGATAGGATTATCTGAATCAGGATCTATAAATTCATTTACAAAGTTTGGGAAAGTTTCTGTTATATCTTCTTCTTTTTTATCTTCTTCTATTATTTTATCTTGATCAATTAATTCTGATACAGGAATAAGATATCTTACATGTCCCCTATCATTAGGTTCAGTGTGTTCATACTCTTCCTTATAATGTGGATTATGTCTCCACTTATACAATATTCTTTCTTTAGTTTCAGGCTCACATTCTTTACTACAGAATTCAGTGTAAATATCTTGTTCTTTTTCTATTTCACTAGGAAAAAAAGATATATGTAACTCATCACTACCATAAGGTCTATATGCACACTTAGGTATGAATAAAGGATCTTTAACATTTAATTTATTAAACTTATTTTCATGATGTTTAAGAACCTCTGCTGTAGCTTTTCTTCTATCAAATGGTTTTTTCTTAAGCATTTTTATCTTCTTTGTTATTAAAAAATTCATCTCTCATGTCAGAAATAACTTTATTAAATACTGCTTTTTCTGAATCAGAAAGTTTAGTATACCATTTAGAAAAGTCTTCTAATTTTAAATCCATGTATTCCTTTCTAATAGTTTCTTTACTTTTCATAATTATTTAGTTAAAGGTGTTAGCATTTCTTTAATAGTCATCTTTTCAAACTCAGCTCTAAAGAAACTTAATCTATTATCACCATTTCTACATTTAAGAAAATGCATAACAAGAACTCTGTCACTATCTATGACATATTTCTCTGGTCCATAATATCTTATTTTTTGTTTAGCTGGTCTATTAATACCTACTAGAGTATCTGCATGTTGTAATAAAGCATCTGCTCCAAAAAGATCAGACTCTAAAATATAGTTACCATACTTACCATCTTCATTTCTTTCAGGCTTATCAATATTTCTATTTAACTGACTAAGTACAATAAAAGAAATAGGATATAATCTTTTAAGATAAGTAAGAGCTTCTCCAAGCTTATTTAGCTGCTCAAGCTTATCTCTTTCTGATTTATCTTTTTTAAATAATAAAGAATGGTCAATAGTAATTAATGTTTTAGTATATATATCTTCCCCATCTCTTACTACTTTGTGATGCTTCATGTATTCATGAACTATTTTTTTAAACTCAACTACAGTACAAGGAGTTTCAACAATATCAATAGGATGTTTTACTTTTTGTTTAGCATAATCATAACATTTTTGTAATTCATCAGAAGTTAAATCTCCATCAGCACTACACAAATGTTTATATGTTTGTCTAAGCACACTAGAATATTCTCTAATAGCACTTGTTCTAGCTAACATTTCAAATTGAAATTGTAAAACTCTAAAGTTTTCACCTGCATTTAATACAAAAGATTCTCTAACTATTTGGTCTACTATTAATGTCTTACCTGAACCAGGTCTTCCACCAATAACCGTAAGAGTATTCCACTCAATGCCATCCGTAGTAGCATCATTAAATTTATGCCATGGAGTTTTAAGACTCTTTATATTTCCATCCATTCTCCCTTTCATATAATGAAGGGCATCCAAGAAACCAGATTTTTGACTGCTCCATTTTTTAGAAGCTTCTACAGATAATATACTCATAAGTTATTATGCTTGAGGAATAAAGTCTTGTTTTGCTTTATTATACAACATATGTAATACAGTGATTATAATTTCAATTATAAAGTATTCAAATAAATTAATTTTAACTAATGCTAAATTAATTAATGCCCATGCTGATAGGCTTCCTATAAGAGCTAATATGCCCAGTAATAATTTTGGTTTTTTTAATATATTCATACGACTTTTTCTTTAAAGTGATTTTTTTGTTCTTCTACTCCATTTAGTATTGCTTCACAATAATCAGCAAGTGGAGATTCATATGACTTATCAGTCATTTGTTTTCTAACAAAGTATTGAGAAGTTCTCATATACTTATAATTATTCATTTCATATTCTTCTACATATATTTTTGTAGCTTTCAATATAGTTTCCCATTTATAATCAAAATTAGAAAAGAACCATCTAAATCCTGCTTCTAAAGTTTTGATATTTGTTCTGGCATATTTACCACTTGGGAGTTTAAATTTAGGAAAAATTTCTGAATATTCCTTAATTTTTTCAATACAATCTGGTCCCATAAGAACTGTTGATGTTCTTTTCTTTTGCACTTTAAAGAAAGACTCTACTTGTTCTACAACTAACATTGCTTTGTCAGTCATTTTATTATCCTCTTTTATCCATTTATCATTCTTTAATCTCTTTAATTCTAATGAAATGTTTATAAAGTTTTCAGTCTTTATTTTATATTTCATACTATAAAGTAAATAGAATTGATTAGGTGTTAATTTATATTTTTTTAATAAGTTAAATATATCAAGCATATTACCAAGTTATTTTTTCTCCATAAAGTTTGTGCATAATTTTATTTGTATGATTAAATACATCATTACATTCCCATTTTTGTTGTTTAGTATATGCAGCACTAGCAGGATGAGATACTATTAATTTATAGTTATTATCTGATACAGAATCTCTCCATTCTTCAGCTTTCTTTCCCATGTAAATATACACAATTCCTGAATTATGCCAATTTAACCAATCAAAAAGATATGCCGTAAAGGGTTGCCATATTTTAAAATGCTGACCAGATTTACTAAGAGTGGTAGTAAGAGCAGTGTTTAATAATAATACTCCTTGATTGGCCCATCTTGTAAGATCTTTTTCAGAAGATGTAGCATTACCATCATATACAGTATCATTAACAGCAGTAAGAATATATCTTATGCTTGGTTGTAAATTAGGTGTATTCTTACAAGAAAATGCAATACCATCAGCTACTCCTGGTGTAGGATAAGGATCTTGACCTACAATAACAACTTTAGTTTTATCATAAGGACATTCTTCAAATGCTCTAAATAAATCTTTAAGTGTTGGAGTAAATCTTTTACCTTCACTAGCTTGTTTAGCTAACTCTTTAATAATATTTTCAAAATCACTGCTAAATATAAATGATTTTAGTATTCTACCCCATCCGGAGGGCTTTAGTTTATTATACAATTTGTTTTTTATATCTTCAATATTGATAGTTGATTTCATTTTAGTATATTTGTTTTATGATTAAAGTAAAAGAATTAAAAGAAGATGCAGTAATGGATGTTAAAGTTAACAAATCATTTTACCTAATGGCAAAAAATACTTTATACTATTTATTTACTGAACATTTACCTGCATCTGAGGAAGAAAGAGAAAAAACTCTTGCAAAAGTAATGACTAGTGAATATAAAGATTTGAATGATCTTGAAAGATCTTTTTATACTTTAACTTTATTACTTGCTGAAATTGAAACTCAAGCTAAACAAAATAATTTGTACGAAGAAAAAGAAATTCTTGAACCTACTGATGAAGGTTATGTACCTCCTACTGTGTAAAGTCCATATTAAAATCTCTTCCTATTTCATTACAAACTTCTATTGCCATAGTTATTTCATCTTTAGTACAGTGAGCAAAAGACTTAAGGTCTTCTTCTCCTTCAATATATAGCCCTGCTTTTTCTTTAACAATGCTTTTCATTTCATCAAATGTGTATCCAGCTTCTCCAGCTAATAGTCTTATACATGTGTGGACTTTTGTGATCTGAGCTGTTGATGCTTTCTTTGAAACTACATCTA